CATTTTAGCCAACCAAGAAGCACAAGCACAAAAACAGCGAGAGCAAGAATCAGTCGCCTTCAATCAAACAATGAAGGGATTAACAGAATCGATGAATGCTGCTAAAGATTTGAGAATGAGTGTGGTGGAAACACAATCTGATCTCAACTTACTACAGCAACAATCAACGGCCGTTGCACAACAATTGCAGTATGTACAGGACGAAGGAACTCGGCAAATATTTGTTGACAAGTTACGACAATTACAAAACCAACGAGAAGCATTACCTCCTCTGACGGATGCGCAAAATGCACTGGCAGCACGAGTTAATGAAATGTCGCAAGAAATTCAAAAGGCGGAATCTCAACGACTGCGTGATGGGTCAAAGATGGCAGAAGATCAAGCAAAACAGTTGACATTATTACAAGAACAAGTTGCTGCACTTAAAGAAATGCTTGAGGTACAGAAAGAAGCAAAGGACGCACAAATTAACACAAGCAAAGAAACCGAACGTCAACGCAAAGCTGATGAGGCTGCACGTGAACAGATGAAACTTGAAAATAGAGTGAACAGTGGACGAATTCCAAGTTCATCATATGGTTATAGCGACAATTCGTCATTTCGTGGAGATTTAGCCAGCATGATGTTATGAGGACATCACATTAAAACAGTAATAAATAACACAAAATTCACCTAGAAGGGAAAAAACTAACGCCATGGCAAAATGGACTAACTATTTCAAAATTGTAACACCGAGACCTTCAGCTGTTAAGATGACTGACAGCCAAGACATGGCAGATTTTGGTGCATATAATAACTATACTTGGTATCAACGATTGATTCAAGGATCTGCTTCACGTATGACAAGATATCGTGAATATGATCTTATGGATAATGATGTAGAAGTCGCTAGGGCTTTAGACACGATTGCTGAGGAAATGATTGGCAACACGTCTAAAATTCAAGAGTTGATTGATATTGAACTATTAACAGAAGATGAGAAACATGTTTATAGTACAACAGTGTTGACTATCAAAGCAGCACTACGTCGGTGGATTAAAATCCACGAACTTGAGACTAGATTATTTAATATTGCACGTATGGTTGTAAAATATGGTGATGTATTCTTTAGAAAGCCAAAGAATTCGTTTCAAAAGTGGGAGTTTGTGCATCCAAAGAATGTTGTTGCAGCTATTGTTGATACTGAGGACGTCAATAAAGTATTAGCTTGGCAAATCAAGAAAGATATTAATGAACCCAGAATGGGTGGTTATGGTATGGCACTAAGCACCCGTGAAGATCAACAAAGCACTGAAATAGTAAGTTCAGATGATCTTATTCGATTTTCTTTGAGTGATGACATGGCTGAAACTGCACCATTTGGTGAATCTGTATTACGACCTGTTTATCGTGCACACAAACAAAAAGAACTACTAGAAGTTGCTATTATTATATATCGTGTACAACGGGCACCAGAACGTCGTGTGTTCTATATTGATGTTGGCAAAATGCCACCACCGCGTGTTAAGCAATACCTAGAAGGCATCAAAAACGAAATTAAGCAAAAGAAGATTCCCACAATTAATGGTGGTCAGTCAACAATTGACTCTGTTTATAACCCCCAAAGTATGTCAGAAGACTTTTTCTTCGCAGCTCGACCAGATGGTCGTGGATCTAGAGTAGAATCTTTGCCTGGTGGTCAAGGATTGGGTGAGTTGGCTGACTTGGAATATTTTCAACGTAAGGTGTGGCGAGGATTAAGAGTGCCTGCCTCATATATGGTTGAACAACAAGATGGCGGACAAATTTGGAACGATGGTAAAGTGGGTGTTGCCTACATTCAGGAATTACGATTTGCCCTTTTCATTACCAGATTACAAGCATATGTTGAAAATACTTTAGACCATGAGTTTAAAAGGTTTTTACGTGAAAACCGCATTAAGATTGATGAACAACTATATCGCCTACGACTACCGGAACCATCTAACTTTGGTAAGTATCGTCAATTTGAATTGGATAGCCAACTGTTAAGTGGATTTGGTACTGCTGATGGTATTCCTTATATGTCTAAACGATTTGCATTAGAACGCTTCTTAATGTTGTCTGATGAAGAAATTGTTAGAAACGAACGCATGAAACGTGAAGAAATGGGATTAGATACAGAAGGTGGTAAAGAAGATTATCCTGTCATTTACGGTAATCCTGAAGGTGCCATGGGAGGTATTGGAGGCGGTCTAGGTGGTGGCCTTGGAGGTGGATTAGGTGGCGCACCCATGGGTATGGAAGCAGGCGGCCTTGAAGGTGAAGGTGGATTAGAAGCTGGAGGTGAAGGTACCGCCGGTGGAGCAATGGGTGGTGGAGCGGGCAGTACCGTCGGAGGTGGTGCCGCAGTGGCCACACCTGCTGAAGCAGCACCACCAACTGAATAAATTGGGTAAATTTAAAAGATAACCATAAATAGGAATAGGAGTGTATTAAAATGGCTGACACAGCAACACTAAAACAAATGTTAGATAATATGATAAATCAAAATGCTGATCAAGCACAAGTTAATTTTCATGATTATCTACAACACAAGATGAAGGAGGTTTTATCAACTGGCGATACACCGCCACCTCCCTCAAACAAAACAGATAAAAAGGAGTGAAAATAAATATGAAACAGGGCAAGAATACCAAAAAGCAGGCTTTAATGAACATGATTGAAGCACTGATTGCTGGTGACACTGAACTCGCAGCAGAACATCTTCATGCTTACTTTCCAATGAAGTCTCGTGATCTTCTTCTTGGTGAAACTTCTGGCCCAGAGTTTGCTGATGGTGCAGATAAGGGTAAGATTAGTGGAAACCAATATAAGAATAAACCTCACACCGCTAATTTGACTGGCGCTAAAGGTCCAGAGTTTGCTGATGAAAATCAGGATAAGGGCAAGATTAGTGGAAACCAGTTTAAAAAAGTACCTCACAAGGCTAACCTGACCGGAGCCAAATCTGCTAAAAAATTACCTGGTACCAAAGATAAGATCCATGGTGAATTTAATACAGAGCGTGACTATGATATGGGCACCAACATTTCCGAAGGAGCAAAACCATCTGCTGGTATGTCCCATGGAGCAAAGGCAGCAGTAGCAAAACAAGCACGTGCTGGTGAAGATATTGGCAAGCCAGGCAAGAACTTTAAAAAGGTTGCAGCAAAAGCTGCTGCAAAGTATGGTTCAGAAGAAGCTGGCGAAAAGGTTGCAGCAGCTGCAATGTGGAAGCAACAGGCTAAGAAATAACACCTGTTAAACACGACTAAAAAGGACATTAAAATGAAGACACAACTACTAATTGAAGAACTCATGCCATCAGAGGCCAGTATTATTACTGAGAGTTCGCCAAATGGTGGGGATACATGGCTATCAGGAATTTTCATGCAGGGAGACATCAAAAACCGTAACGGTCGTGTTTATCCAATTACTGAGATTCAAGAAGCTGTAAAAATTGCTTGCCAAACTATCCGTGACCGTAATGGGTTGTTAGGTGAATTAGATCATCCCCAATCCTTAAATATTAACCTTGACCGTGTATCTCACGTCATTACCGAACTTAATATGTCTGGCTCCAATGCCATGGGTAAAGCCAAATTGTTAAACACCCCAATGGGTAATATCGCCAAAGAGCTTATCAACAGTGGTGTATCCATTGGTGTATCATCTAGAGGTGCAGGCACCGTAAACGAAAGTGGTGGAGTGAGTGGTTTCCAATTTGTAACGGTTGATATCGTTGCGCAACCATCAGCACCTAATGCATATCCACAAACCGTTTATGAATCTCTGGAAGTTGCACGTAATGGTCATCATATTCTCAGCTTAGCTGAATCTGTACAACAAGATGCTGCTGCACAAAAGTATTTGAAGACAGAGATTATGAAGTGGCTGCAGACTGGGTTATTTGCTAAGAAATAAGGGTGTTTATAACACTTAAAATTTAGTTTACCATACACCGTATGGTAAAAAACTTAAAAAAATCATAACCGTAAAATCCCGCATGAACAGTGGGGTTTTACGGTTATTTTTTGACATACCGTACGGTTTTTTTCGAACCAATATAAATAATGATGTAACTACGCAATTTTATTGTGTTTGTTTACCCAAACTAATTTTTTTAGGAGAACCTATATAATGGATGAGTTGCTGCAAAAACTTCTAGAGGCCGAAGTTCTTTCCGAGGATACCCGTAAAGAACTACACGAGGCTTTTGAGGCGCAACTGCAAGAAGCCATCGCGGCTGCCAAAGAAAGTGCAGCTGCTGAAGTCCGTGCAGAATTGACCGAGCAGTGGATCAAAGAGCGTGATACTCTTGTTGAAGCTGTTGATGAAAAGGTCGGTGACTTCCTGCGTTCAGAGATGGAAGAACTTACTGAAGATATCAATAAGTTCCGTGATCTCGAAGCAGAAATGGCTGAAAAGCTAGTTGAAGAAAAGGCTGCTATGCGTAATGAACTCAAGCATGATCTATCCGAGTTGGTTGAACAACTGGATGTATTTCTTGAAATTCGCCTAGCCGCAGAAATGGAAGAATTACGTGAAGATATCGAAGCCCAGCGTCAGAATGACTTTGGTCGTCGTATCTATGAAGCATTTGCTGATGAGTATATGCGCTCTTATGCTGATGATGAATCAATTGCTACCAACCTACATGAAGCCGAGAAGCGTCTCGAAGATGCACAAAAGGCTCTCACAGAAGTTGAGCAAGAACGTGACAAGCTTATGCGCACAATGAAGATGAATGAAGTTCTGGCACCTCTAACTGGTCGTCCACGTGAGGTAATGGAAGCCATTCTAAGAAACGTTGATACCGCTAACCTCGAAAGTGGTTACAAAACATTTATCGGTCGTGTCTTGAGAGAGACTCCCGAAACACCCGCTGGCTCAGAGAAGGAAGGTAAAGTACTAGCTGAGGGCGAAGAGAAAACCGCACCAAAGAAAGATGCCAAGAAGGCCCTTAAAGAGGGTACAGCACGTGCGGTAACTGGCGACAACATCGAGGAAGAAAAGTCGCTAATTGAGGAAAGTCAAAAGCAACCATCCACAGAATTGGAGCGTTTGCGTCGTTTGGCTGGAATCGTATAACAAACTTCGAACAAAACAAGTACTAAGGAGATATTCATGGAACAATTATTTGAAAACTGGAGTGAGACCAAAGCCGCGTTGCTTGAGGGTCTATCTTCAAGAAAACAAGAAATCGTCGCTCCTCTGCTCGAGAACCAAAAGAATCATCTGTTGGTTGAAAACGCAGCTGGTGGAACTGGCGTTACACAGGCACACGACATCGCAGGTTTCCGCAAGATCCTGATCCCAATGATTCGTCGTATTATTCCTGGCACTATTGCTACCGAGCTGGTTGGCGTTCAGCCAATGTCCGGTCCCGTTGGCCTAGTCTATACACTACGTTATCGTTATGCTGAAACCGTTACTGGTGATGCAACACGTAATCCTTTCGGTGCACCAAACGCTGTTGCACCTAATGATGAGGTGTTCGGTAATGTTTCACCAATCCGCAGCTTCTATTCAGGTGCTGTTGACGCTGGTGGTTCACCTGCATATGCTGGTGAGGCTGCTGGTGCATCTGGTGTTGAGCCTGGCTATACTGGCGCACCTGGTGACATTACTGCTGCTACCGCACAAGGTCGTTCTTGGCCATCAAGCATGCCTGCTACTGATACAGCTGGCGATCCTGCTGATGGTTATCCAAGCTTTGGCCCACACGCCGATCCTGGCTCTGCTCTAGAAGCTGCTACCAACTCAAATGGTGACCGTGCTGCTGATTATTTCCGTTCAGTTGCTGGCACATTGCGTGGTGGTTCAGGTTCTTGGCTAGAAGGTTCAGGTGGTCGTAAGTTGACCTTGGACGTTGTGTCTCAGGCTGTTGAGGCTGGTTCTCGTAAGCTACAAGCTGGTTGGACCACAGAAGCCATGCAGGACTTGAATGCACAGCACGGTTTGAATCTAGAGACTGAAATCACTCAGGCTCTTTCTGCTGAAATCGTTCAAGAAATCGACTACGAAATCATTTCTGACTTGCTAGCATTGGCTGGTACAGTTGAGAACTTTGATGGTTCAGGTGCTGGTCAGTATAGCTGGAATGGTGGTGCTGGTAACTATGCTCCTGCATACGTTGGCGATCGTCTGGCCAATATTGGTGTGGTTATCAACCGTGTTGCTAACGAAATCGGTCGCAAGACTCGTCGTGGTACAGCAAACTTCATGGTTGTTTCACCTCTGATGGTTTCCGTTCTTCAGTCTGCTGCTAAGTCCGTCTTTGCACCAGCTGTTGAGGGTTCCTTCAAGGGTCCTAACAACACGATGATGGTTGGTACTCTAAACGGTACAATCAAAGTCTACAGCTATCTGTGGAACCAAGCAGGTGCTGGTCTGAATTTGGCTGGTGCAGGTTCTCCTGGTAACTCAGTTGACGACATCATGCTGTTGGGTTACAAGGGCGGTAACGGCGAGACCGATACTGGCTACTTCTATTGCCCATACATCCCATTGATGAGCTCCGGTGTTATCGTTCATCCAACAACCTTCCAGCCAGTTGTCAGCTTGATGACTCGTTATGGCAAGGCTGTGTTCGTTAACAACCAGACTTCTCTGGGTAACAGCTCAGACTACTATGGTAAGATCCACGTCGATGCACTAGATCTGCGTTAATCCATATCTTAGTCACAAAACCAAAAAACCCGCCGCGAGGCGGGTTTTTTGTGCGTTGATGTTCATAGTATAATCATTTATTATAAATACTCTAAACCGAAACTTCTGGATAATACATTTCATGGCCAATAAAAAGTTAACATTTAAAGAGTACCTCGAATCGAAGAACTTTTTAAAAGAAGCACTTTCTCGCACACCTCGTACAACAACCCGCTATGTAGTTAAAAAGTATTGCAAGTTGGTATTAGGCGAACGCGACGAAAAGCAATATGTTAATTTAAAACCACACAACGTTGTAGAAGTTGAATGGCTACATGAAGATGTGACGAATCCATCTCCAACAAGAATAACGTTTCTTAATACAGATTCCATATCAGCCGACGAAGAGTTTAATACTTTCTGGGAAGGAAAGAGACTTTTAACCTGGCTACACAAAAACGCACGCACGAGTATCTGAAGCATCCATAAATACTCCTAAATGATTAGGAGAAATTTTTCATGGCAGGTGCTTTCGACACATTCGTAGACACTCCTTTCCAAATTAAAACAGAAGGTGAAACCATTTCGGTTAAATTCTTACCTGGTGTACCTAATACAGGACAGGGTACTGTTCGTTGGACATTACCAATCCCAGCACAGGGATGTGCTACCGAAGATGGGTTGGGGGTGTACTGTGGTATTTTGGTGGCTTTAAGCACACGAGCACACACATTAGCTGATGCCCCACGTGATGGTGTATTATATGAGGGAGACAATACTGCCAGCTCTAACTTACATGCTGGGGATCGACTTGGTAAAGACAGTGATGTATTGGTAGTTGGTGCTTTTTATGAGGGTGAAAAACGTTCACGTATTGCCGAACAAATTCGCAATGACCAAGAAGTTACAGAATCTTTAACAACAGAACTAGTGATAAGTGATTTGACCCCCGGTCAAGCATATTATGTCATTGTATACGCTGTTGATTGTCAACTGCGCTATCACACGGAAGGTATGCGTGCTTATTCTGCTAACTTTGGTAATCAAGATGGCAGTGATACATCACCATATCAAAACATTTCACTTAATGACCAAACAATATATCCAACCGATGGCACAGGGTTAATTCCTGGTAGAACATATGAATTTGATTTGTTGGTTAGTGAAGAATTTAATCCAAGAACACCATTTGAATCACCCAGTCAAATTGTACGGTTTTCCGCAGATGGGGCTGATATTGGTACGTACGCCAACCTAATCACAGAAGTCAATAAAGCAATTGCGTTGGTTGATAATCCTGACCAATCTCCTACCCCACCAAATCAAGGTAGATATTATTGGGATGGCACCTCTGTTTATCAGTGGAACGGTTATCAAAATGTGTTGGTTGATGGCATATTATACGAAACCAGTGATCCATCAATAGTACCAATAGGACAATATTGGTATGATACATCAACATCTGTTTTAAGCCAACTAACAAGTTCATCGCCTATTATATGGACTGTTCAAGATGTAATAACATATCATGAAGATCCAACGGCAATCTTTGGAGGTGATGATTATTGGTATAACACTGGTAATCAAACTGGATATCTATGGTGTACAAATACTTGGTGCGAACAAACTACTATTGTAGCTGCTGATGATCCATCGTGTGCTCCAACGCCAACTTGTGCTTCGTTCTGGTATGACGAAACTAATGAACTATTGTTTAATTGGAACGTTGAAACCAACGTTTGGGATCAAGTGTATGCTATCATGTGGGATGTTGCTCCCAATGCACTTGTTAGTGGTACATATTGGTATAATACCACAGATAGTTCATTACAATTATGGACTGGATCGCCAAGTTCTTTCCAAACAATAACCGATTTTGTTGACAGCAATGAAGAACCTGATACCCTTCTACTACCAAATGGCACTCTTTGGTATAATAATGACACCGAAGAATTATTCGAGTGGGTTATTGCTGGTACATCAAGTTGGGTAGTACGTCCAGTTGTTGTTTGGCCTATGGATCCAACGGACACAGATTCATGTGATCTGTGGTGGAATACCGATACAGATGTATTGTATAAATGGGATATTGTTAATAGTCAATGGAATGCACAGGATGATTTTACAATATCCACTATTAACCCATATAGTACTCCAACACTAACAGCTGGAACATTGTGGTATGATACAACTACTGATCTACTTAAAAAGTGGAACGGTGCTGTTTGGGTAGATACTACATTTATATCTCAAGCAACAGATCCCACTGTGCCACCAGCTGGTCAAGTTTGGTATAATTCTAGTACTGAGATTTGGTCTGTATGGAATGCATCTCCTGCAGAATGGCAAGCATTTGATCCAATTGATTCAGCATTTGATCCAACTGTTGTACCACAAGGCACAAAATGGTTCAATACATCTACTAACACATTATATGAACGTATTGGTTCAAGTTGGGTTTCAATACCTTATTCAACCAGCTCACTATCACCATCTAGAAATGCATTGTGGTATGATACAACAAACGATATATTGATGCAGTGGACTGGAATACCAACACAAAATCAAGATGGTACAATAACCAAACAATATACGTGGACACAAGTAGATCCAATAGCAACGTTTGATTTAGTTAGTGCTGATCCTAATAATAGACGTAGAGACGGTGCTGTTCCAAGTTATCTACAATTTGTTGCTTTATATACCGGATCTGGTGCATTTATCTCAGTATTAGTACCAAGAAATACACCACAAGGTGAATATACTGGATTGGTGGCAACTGGCACAGCAGGGTCTGATACATTCTGTTGCATGCAACCATCAGATGGATATGTATCAGATTTATCAACACCCATAACACCGACAACATTTTTGTTTAGTCATCTACAACCTCAAGCTGTTGTTTTACAACCAAAAAGAGGATTGGATGGATTATCTGGGCAACCCACATATGCACAAGTTGGTATAGGTGATGATGGCACACCAGATGAAAGACGTGCACTAGCCACATCAATTCGCGAACAATTGGGTTATCCTGTTGTTGAAGTTGAACTAACAACCAACCAAATTGATACAGCTATTGATTTAGCACTTGCTTCATTGCGTAAGCGCAGCGGCTCAGCATATCGTCGTGGATTTATGATGTTAGACGTGCAGGCTGGTCAACAACATTACTGCCTATCAAGTGAAATGGCACAAGAACAATGTAGCCAACCCGTTAAGTTTAATGAAATTGTAACAGTGATGTCAGCATATAGATTTACATCAGCATTCCTAAGTTCAGCACATGGTGCAGGTGTATACGGACAAATTGTATTGCAACATTTATATAATATGGGCACGTTTGACTTGGTAAGTTATCACCTTGTTGCACAATATGTGGAGCAAATGGAGCACCTATTTGCTACAAGATTAACATATCATTGGCATGAACAATCCCGCACATTAAGTTTCCATCATGTGTTTGCTGCACCCGAACGCGTTGCACTTGATGTCACTGCTGAACTATCTGAGCAAGAGCTAATGAAAGATCGTTGGACACGCACGTGGATATCACGATATGCGTTGGCAGAAAGTATGAGAATGTTAGCACGTATTAGAGGCAAATATGCTTCTTTGCCTGGTGCGGGAGGAGGAATAACTCTCAATGCTGCTGAACTAATGGCTGAACATGATGCCATCAAAGAAGAGTTATATTCACAAATAGATGACTTTATCGTCAATGATGCTGAAGAAGTAGGCATGGAGTCAACGTTCATTATAGGATAATAAAAATGTTACTAACAGAAATTAAAAATGAAAAACTACCTTCAGTGAAAACACTAAGTGTTGCTGAACTTGCTAAATTACACAATGTTACAGTAGCAAGTATTGACAAACAGGTACGTGCTGGAATTAAGGTAGAATATGAACATACAAAAGACAAAGCAACTGCACGAGAAATAGCACTGGATCATTTGAAAGAAGATCCCAAGTATTATGTGCCCCATCTCAAAGATATGGAAAAGAAGTTCGCTAATAAGGAAGACTAATGGCTTGCAACGATGACACCTGCACTAGCACAACTGGTCCAGTATTTCCAAGTAATGGTAATGGACAACTAAACAATTGTGATGATAATTGTCCATCAACTGGTGCAACAGACATAACTTGTAAACCCTTTCAATTATCGACAAATCGTGATAGCTGTGTAATTGAGGGTATTGTTAATGAAGCATTAACAATTGGTGGTGCAACACTCAATGTATACAAATTGTTGGGTGTGCACGAACAATGTCGCACAGTTGATGCTACTGGAAGAGGGACAGCAATTTCAAATGGTTATTTACCAGGGTTTTTGTCCAGTTATGCGTTTGACACATTTATTACAGAATGGAGATCCATACAAGTTGGTGATGCTGTTACGGCATCAGCATACATTGGTTATGACTTTGGTGTTATCAAAACAAACGATCTTACAAGACG